CCGGGGATCGGCGCGGGCCGGAGTTCCGGCCCGCGCCGCCCCACAGGAGCATCCATGTCCAACAGCGTGGTGGCGATCTGCAACGCGGCCCTCATCGACCTGGGGGAGAGCGCGATCATGAGCCTGACGGACAACTGCAAGGCCGCCCGGCTCTGCAACGCGCGCTGGCCCATGGTGCGCGACGCGGTGCTGCGGGCGCATCCCTGGAACTCCTGCATGTCCATGACGCTCCTGGCGGCGGCCACCGCCACCCCGGCATGGAGATGGGCCTACAGCTATCCCCTGCCCAACGACTGCCTGCGCGTGGTGGCCGTGGCGGACAGCTCGGGCGGCGAGGTGACGCGATGGGAGGTCCAGACCCGCTTCCTGCTCTGCGACGCGGACGCGCCCCTGGCCATCGCCTACGTGTCCCAGCAGACCGATCCCGGGCAGTATGACGCGACGCTCTGCGAAGTGTTCAGCGCCCGCATGGCCGCGGTGCTGGCCTACCCGCTGACCGCCTCCACGTCGCTGGCCCAGGCCAAGTGGATGGAGTACGAGGCCAAGCTCTCCGAGGCCCGCGGACTCAACGCCCGCGAGGGCGGACGCGCGCAGCAGGCCCAGGCCACGGGGTCCTGGCTCAAGGCCAAGCTGGGGGGATGACGTGAGCGTCTCCACCCCGGCCATCGCCAGCTTCACCGCAGGCGAGCTTTCCCCGCGCCTGGCCGGTCGCGTGGACCTGGCCAAGTATTTCTCGGGCTGCCGGACCCTGGAGAACTTCCAGGTGTTCCCGCACGGCGGAGCCACCTTCCGTCCCGGGTGGCGTTTCACCGCCCAGGCCAAGGATCACGGCAAGAAATCCCGACTCGTTCCGTTCGAGTTCAACACCCAGCAGACCTACGTCCTGGAGTTCGGGGACCATTTCATGCGAGTTTTCAAGGGGTCGGGCATCGTGCTCAACGACGCCGGGACACCGTACGAGATCGAAACCCCTTACGCCGAAGCGGACCTGCCCGGGCTCGCCTACGCGCAGAGCGCCGACACCATGTATTTGGTGCACAGGGGTTATGCGCCCAGGACCCTGACACGCACCGGACACACCGCCTGGATCCTGGCCAGCATTCCGTTCGTGCCGCGGACCGCCACTCCCACCGGACTCACGGCCACGCCCTCCATCCCCGGCGACAAGGAGTACCGGTTCCGTGTCACGGCCCAGGGCGAGATGGACGAGTCCCTGGGATCGGCCGAGGTTTCCTGCCTGTCGCGGGAGGACCTGGACAGCTCCAGCACCTACTATATCGACCTCGACTGGTCCGAGCAGTCCGATGCCGGCGTTTTCAACGTGTGGCAATACATCCATGGCGTGTGGGCGTTTCTGGCGCGCGCCTCGGGCAACACCTACCGGGTGGACGGCAAGGTGGAGCCGGACGAGTCCTCGGTGCTCCTGGAGGCCCGTAATCCCTTCGCCGAGGCCGGGGACTGGCCCGGGTGCATCGCGTTTTGGCGCGAACGGCTGTTCCTGGGCGGCACGGACAACGATCCGGACCGGATACTGTTCTCGGCCGTGGGCAGCTATACGGATTTCCGGGTCTCGCCCGAAGGCATCGAACCCACCGCCGACGAGTCCGGCGAGGTGCGGCTGTCGGCCCGGCAGCTCAACGCCATCGAATGGATGGTGCCGCGCGAACGGCTCTACGTGGGCACGCGCGGGGGCACCTGGACCGTGGCCGGCGCCGCGGGCGAGGTGCTGACCCCGGACAATGCCCAGGCGGACCAGATGTCGGCCTGGGGCAGCGCCCAGGCCCGGCCCCTGCTGGTGGAGGAGAGCGTGCTGTACATGCAGCGGGCCCGCAAGAAGATCATGGAGATGGCCTACTCCTACGAGAGCGACTCCTATCCGTCCCTGGACATGACGCTGTTGGCCGAGCACATCACCGGGTCCGGCGCGGCCGAGTTGGCCTATGCCCAGGCCCCGGACTCCATAGTCTATGCCCGGCGCGACGACGGCGTGCTCCTGGCCTGCACGTTCATGCGGCAACAGGAGGTGGTGGCCTGGAGCCGCATGGTCACGGACGGCGTGGTGGAATCCATCGCCGTGGCCCATGACGACGACGAGGGCCGGGACGTGCTCTGGGCCGTGATCCGGCGCACCGTGGGCGGCCAGGACCGCCGCTTCATCGAACGTCTGGACCCCAATTTCAACGGCGAGATCCGCGACGCCTTTTTCGTGGATTGCGGCGTGACCTTCGTCCTGGAAGAGCCAGCCACGGAACTTTCCGGTTTGGAGCACCTGGCCGGCCGCACGGTGGCCATCCTGGCGGACGGATCCGTGGCGCCGCGGCGGGAGGTCTCGGCCACCGGGACCCTGACCCTGGACAGGGCGGCCAGCAAAATCCACGTGGGCCTGCCCTACGCGGGCACCCTGGAGCCCATGCCCCTGGAGGCCGGAAGCCCCCGCGGCACCTCGCAATCCAAGCGCAAACTGGTGACCGAGGTGAACGTGCGGTTCTACCAGACCGTGGGCGGGCTGGTGGGGCCGGATGAAGATCACCTGGAGGTGGTGCTCTCCCGCACTCCGGATGATCCCATGGACCAGCCGGTTCCGGCCCGCAGCGGGGACAAGCGTGTGCAGTTCTCGGGCGGGTGGGACTCCGGGGGCACGATCCTGATCCGCCAACCCGACCCTCTGCCCATGACCGTGCTCATGATCGTGCCGACCGTGGTGGTGAACGAATGAGCTATTCTCAAGTAAGCTGCAAACTCAGGGAGTTCCTGCCCACGGACGCCGTGACCATACGGTTGCGCCATTGGGACGCCCTGGACCTGGCCGGGGCCGATCTGGCGCATCTTGGCCGGTATTTCGCCTGGGCGCAGGATGGCTCCTGGCGCATCGCCCGCACCCTGGAGTGCGGGGACGGAATCGTGGCTTGCGCAGGCGTGGTTCCGTTGCCCGGCACGGCCACGGGCGAGGCCTGGATGCTCACCTCGGACCTCATCCGGTCGTACCCTCTGGCCCTGGTGCGGGCCGTGCGCATGGCCCTTGCCGAGGCCACAGCCAGGGGCCTGACGCGGGTGCACACCCTGATCCTGCCGGGGCACATCATCGGCTGCCGCTTTCTGGAGGCCCTGGGATTCCAGCGCGAGGGCCTGCTGCGCCGCTGCGGACACAACGGCCTGGACCGTTACATCTACGCGAGGATCACGGAATGAGCGCAGCGCTTCCTTTCCTTTTCGGCCAGGCGGGCACTGCGGCCACGGCTACTTCAGCAGCCACGGCCGCGACCAGTGGAGCCTTCGGGACGGCCGGAGCATTCGGCTGGGCACAGACCATGAGCACGCTGGGCCTGGGGGCCACGGCGCTCTCCGCCGTGGGCGGCGGCCTGGCCGCCTCGGACGCCTACAAGGCCAACGCCAAGGCCCAGGAGCAGCAGGCCCTGTACACCGAGGACCAGGCCCTGCGCAACGAGGCTGCGGAGAAACGCGAAACCGCCGACCAGCTCTCCAAGCTGCGTCAGGAACAGCGTCAGGAACGCGGCCGGCGCATGGCCGCCTGGGGCGCGTCGGGCGTGCAGATGGCGGGCAGTCCGCTCAAGGTCATGGAATCCCTGGACTACCAGGACAGTGAGGACGCGGCCACGCTGCTCACCGGCTCCCTGGCCCGGCGGCAGAACATCCTCTACGCCGGACGCTCCTCGGCCCTGTCCGCCCGCCAGCAGGGCTCCATCTACAGGATGCAGGCCTCCAGCTCGGCCGCCGGAGGCTACTGGAAGGGTTTGAGCACCCTGGCCTTGGGGGGCAGGTACTATGGCTAGAAACTCCGGCTATTCCGGGTACGGCCGCCAGGGGGGCGCGCGGCGGGTGCCGTTGGACCTGGGCCGCGTGGCCCAGGCCGCGCCCCCGCCCTTGGTGGACCCCTCTGCCGCGGCCGCGCCCTTCGAGACCCTGGGCAGTGTCGGGGCATCCCTGTTCCAGTCCGCCCAGGACCAGATCCAGGACCAGGCCAGGACGCAGATCCGGGAGATCTTCACCAGCCTGGGCAACGACGAGCTGGCCTTCGAGGACACCTGGGCCGGGCGCACCGGCGATGATCGGTTCACCGTGGCCGACGAGGCCCGGAAATTCTACGCCGACAAGCGCGCGGCCATTGAGCAGGATCTGAGCTGGTCCGCGGACGCGCGCCAGGCGGCCCTGGACCAGCTGGCCGCCCGGGAACAGCGCGGCTTGGGCCGGGCCCTGGATTTCGTGACCAAGGCCCGGGCCGTGCAGAAGGCGGACAGTTTCAAAGCGGCCGGGCTCCAACTAGCGGACTTCGCCGCGGCCAACTGGGGCGACATGCCCACGGTCCTGGAGCGTGTGCGTGAGCATCTGGACGACATCAACGCCAGTTTCGCGCCCGAGCAGGCCGCGCTCCTCTCACGCCAGGTGCAGGACGCTGCCTTGTCCTCGGCGCTCCTGGCCGCCAAGGAAAAGGATCCCCGCGCGGCCCTGCGTATGATGGAATCCTTGACGGACCCCAAGACCGGGCTTCCTCTCCTGGGGTCCGAGACCGGCCGGACCGTGCGGGACCGCATCGACACCGAAATCCGCGTGCGCGACGCCCAGGCCCGGGCCGAACGCGCCGAGGCCGAGCGCATCCAGGCCAAGCGCGCCGCTCACCAGGCCCTGACGCTGGCGGCCAAAATCGATGACGCCCAGGCTTTCGCCGCGGCCACGGGCCAGGAGCCCGAGGGCCTGCCCGATCTGCTGGCGCAGTATGCCGGGCTGGGTGAGGACTACGCGCCCAAGGCGGCCAAGGCGGCCAAGGCCGTGGACATGGCCCGCGAGGTGCACGCCTTCCTCCGGGAGGGGGAGCGCCGGGATGATGGGAGCTTCGTGCCGCTGGCCGAGCAGGCCGCGCGGCTGGAGGAACTCAAACCCAAGGCGCAGGAGGGGGCCGCCGAGGCCATGGAGCGTTACGACCTGGCCCGCAAGGGACTGGCGGCCAGGGTCAAGGAGTTCGAGAGCGACCCCGCGACCTGGGGCCTGCGCCAGGCCGCCAAGGAGATCGCGCCCGCGCCGGGCAAGACGGCCGGCGCCGACATGGCCGCAGGAGACGGCGGGGAGCGGACCAGGCAACTCCTGCACCGGTCCCTGCAAATCCAGGAAGAGCTGCTGGGGCGGCCCGGCGTGGTTCTGCCCAAGGATCGGCAGGAGGAACTGGCCGGGCGCTGGCAGGCTGCGGACGCCGACGGCAGACTCAAGATCCTGGCCGAGCTGGACGCCTTCGGGCCGCTCAAGACCCGCGTGCTGTCCGAGATCAAAGCCCCGGCCGCGGCGCAGATCGCCCAGACCGTGCTGGACTCCGGCCCGGCGGCGGGCAATGACGCCCGCCTGATCCTGGCCGCTTCCACGGCCAAGCCTGCGGACATTCCCCAGACGGACCTCAAGCCCGCGGAGATCGCCTCGGCCGTGTCCGGAAGCAAACTGCTCTCGGCCGTGTCCCAGGTGGCCAGGAGCCAGCCCTACAACGCGGCCTACCAGGAGTTCCTGCGGGATCTGCAAAACAGCATGGAGAACGCGGTCAAGATGACCGGGACAAAGGACGGCGTGCAGGCCTTTGACCGGCACCTGGGCGTGATCGCGTCCGGTGATGCCGCGGTGTTCTGGCCCAAGGCCCAGCTGCGCGATGCCCCCAAGCTGGAACGCGCCTTGCGCTTCAAGCGCCGGGATGTCGGGACGTTCCTGGAGTGGCAGCGCGAGGCCGGGATGCCGGAAACGGAGTGGCGCGAGCGTGTGCGGACCATCGCGGAGCGCGGCATGTGGGTCAACGCTCCGGACGGGAACGGTTTCGTGCTGCTCAACCCCACCACGGGCCGGGCCGTGACGGACCGCGACGGCGGCTATTTCCGGCTGACCATTGGGGAGGCCGCGACCATGGACACCTCGGCCCCGGAAGATCCTCATGGCCTGGAGGCGAGCGACTGATGATCATCACCCCGGAGATCGAACGCGAGACCCCGCGCGACGTGGCCAGCGATTTTGCGCTGCGCGAGACGCCCCTGGGTGAGTACCTGGGGGCCAAGACGGCGCGCGGCTTTGACTTCACGACGACCCGGCTGGCTTACGACGCCGTGCGCATCGGCATGGCCGAGCGCAACGCCTACGGCCTGGGCGACGACAGGCCAGAGTACAACCTGCACCGGCCCGAGCTGTGGGGGCCGGACGGGTATGACCCCCTGCGGCCCTACCGCATGGACGAGGAGACCTGGAAGCGCTCTGAATACTACCGGGAGGGCATCGCCTACACGCCCAAGATGACCCGGGTGCGGGCGCGGATCATGGCCGAGGATTTCGACAAGCGCCGCTACCGGGATTCCCTCATCGAGCGCTCGCCGTCCGGGGCGCGCTCCATCCTCGGCTTTGGTGCGGAGCTTCTCGGCAACCTGCCGGACCCGGTGAACCTGCTGCCCCTGGGCCTGGCGGGCAAGGGCGGAAGCACCCTGGCCAGGATGGGCTACGCCGCTGCCGAAGGCGCGGCCGGGGCGGGGTTGGCCGACGCGCTGATCCTGCCCGACCTGGCCGAGCGCGGCGAGGACGTGGGCTGGCAGGACGCGGCCAACGACATCCTCTTCGGCGCGCTCATCGGCGGCCTGGCGGGCGGCATCGGGAAAAAGCTGGAAGACCGCCGGGCGGCGGTGCGCGAGGCCAGGCTCAAGACCGTCATGGAGGACCGGGCCACGGCCGGGCGGGCCATGGAGAAGGCCCTGGACGACTTTTCAGCCGACCGGCCCGTGGACGTGCGGCCCGTGCTGGACACGCCCGAGGGCCAGCGCCTGGCCGACGAGGTGGCCGGGCTTGGACGCCTGTACAACGAGGCGCTGTTCGACCCCCTGAACATCGCCGGAAACGGCGAGGTGGTCCTTCGGTCCATCGTGGACGAGGCCCTGGCCCCGGCCTGGGGCGAGATCGTGGTGGACAAGGGGGCCGGGCGCATCGACGGGAAGAGGATCACCCGGGAATTGAACTACGGCCTGGTCAAGATTATCTACGACCACGGGGAACTCTCTCCCAAGAAGGCGGGCAAGCAGGTCACGCGCCAGGACATGCTCGACTTCCCGCGCGTGGTGCGGGACTACGCGCCCAGCGCCGTCGAGATGGAGAGGGGGACGCAAACCCGCGTCTGGGTGGTGCCCGGGGGGCGTGGTGGGCAGGTCATCCATGTGGCCAAGCTTTTCAGCGACCAGGATGGCCGTCCGCATCTGGTGACCTCGCACACGGCCAATCAGAGCACGCCCTATGCTCCATCCAGGCTGTACACGGACAAAGAAAAAGCCGCTCTGCTTGCGTCTCGCGGGACCAGCCTTCCAGGTCCCGCGGATACCGGCCTGGGTCCCTCCACCCGGACGACCCAAGGGGCAAGCATCGCGGCTGAAGGGAATATAGAACAGGCGAAGCGCGGCGTCAACTGGGCCACCGAACAGGCGGACCAGGTGGAGCGCGCTCCGGCCCTGGTGGACGACGAGACCTTGGGCCTGGACCCCAAGACCCTGGACGCCCCGGAAGCGCGGGCTGTGGCCGAATTGGAAAGCAAGGGGGAACTGCTGGCCGAGGAGGCCGACGCCTTGCGTTCGGCCCAGGACGCCTTTGACCGCTCGGCCAAGTTCGAGGAGGCCGGGCTGTCCATCGTGGAGTGCATCCTCCAGGAGGCGGAGTAGATGGCCAGGAAGCTGGAAGCCTGCATCGTCAAGGCCCAGGCCGCCGGCATGAGCCGCCAGGACGCCGAGGAGCTGGTGGACATGATGGCGGGCGAGAAGCGCCGACTGGCCGCCCTGGCCGCCCAGGGCAAGCTGGACCGGGCCGAGGTTGCGCTGGCCGATTTCGCCAGGCGCACGGCCAAAGAGGCCCAGATCAACGCCGCCTTGCAGCGGAAGCACGCGGCCCTGAACGTGCTGCGCCGCCGCGACGTGGAGGGGCGGCTTTCCGCCCTGCGCGAGCAGGGCGTGAGCGAGGCCGAGGCCGTCATGGCCATCCTGGGCGGCTCGCACAAGCGCGTGGAGGGCGCGCGGGCCTCGGTCTCCCGTGCCCTGTCCGGCATCCGAGACCGCTGGCTGGGCGGCCTGTCCAACGAGCTGGCCCAGCGGCCGCACGTCCTGGAGCTGCTTTCCCTGGACCAGGAGTTCATGGACGACGTGGTGCGGGAGATGCACGAGATCAAGCCCAAGGGTCGGCCCGGCGTCACGGGCAACGCGGACGCGGCCTTTGTGGCCGACATTTTCTCCCGCTATGCGGAACAGGCCCGGGTCCGGCTCAACGAGGCCGGGGCCTTCATCGGCAAGCTCCAGGGCTGGGTGCCGCAGACCCACGACGTGGGCAAGATGATGGCCAAGACCACGGGCGGTTCCGAGCGCTGGGTGGATTTCGTGCTGGAGCGCCTGGACCTGGAACGGAGCTTCCCGGACCTGGATCCGGCCAAGGCGCGCGAGGCCCTGGCCGAGGTCTATCAGACCATTGTCACGGGCCGGGACCGCAGCGTCACCGCGGCCCAGCGCGGGCAGTTCCTGGGCCCGCGCAACCTGGCCAAGTCCCAGGGCAAGAGCCGTGTGCTCCACTTCAAGGACGCCGAGGGGTTCATCCAGTATCAGAACACCTTCGGCCGGGGCAACGTGCTGACCAACGTCCTGGACCACCTGGACCTCTCGGCCCGCAAGCTGGCCCTCATGGAGTCCCTGGGGCCGAACCCCGAGGCCGTGCTGGTGAGCGTCATCGAGGACCGCAAGAGGAGCATCCGCACGGACAAGGCCCTGGCTCCGAAGGAAAAGACCAAGCGCATCGAGCAGCTCAACCGGGCCTGGAACGGCGGCCTGGGCCGGGGCAGGATCCGCAACCTGTTCGCGGAACTGACCGGCGAGACGTTCATCCCTGAGAACATGACGGCGGCCAAGATCGGCGCAGGCATCCGGGCCGTGCAGAGCCTGGCCAAGCTGGGCGGCGTGCTGCTCAGCCAGTTCAACGATCTGGCCACCTATGCCATGAGCGCCCGGGTCAACGGCAAGAACCTGGGTGAGGCCTATCTGGACGGGCTGCGCGCCCTGCTGGACGGCCGCACGGAGCCGGACCGGCGCGCCCTGGCCCATAGCCTGGGGACCATGCTCGACGGCATGATTCAGGACATGACCCTGCGCTGGAACGCCCAGGACAGCATCCCGGGGACCATGCAGCGGTGGATGAATTTCTACTTCAAGGCCAGCGGCATGACCGGCTGGACCGAGAGGCTCAAGGCCGGATACGCGCACATGTTCTCCAACAACCTGGCCGAGCACAGAGGCAAGTCCTGGGCCGAGCTGGGCGAGGATCTGCGCGGCGTGCTCCAGCATCATGGATTCGACGAGACCCACTGGGACCTCATGCGCAAGCTCGCCCGGCAGGAGACCGGCGGGCGCTGGTACGTGCTGCCCGAGAACGTGCGTCTGCTCCAGGACGCGGACATCGACCGGCTGCTGCCCCAGGACGTGCGCGCCGACGTGGCGCCGATCTACCGCAAAAAGACCCGGGAACGCTTTGAGACGGACCTCCAGGGCATGATCGCCGACGAGGTGCGCTACGCGGTCCTGGAGCCGGACGAGCGGACCAGGTCGTTCCTGGTGCAGGGGACCAGGCCGGGCAGCGTGCTCGGCGAGCTGGTCCGTTTTGTCGCCCAGTTCAAGAGCTTCCCGGTGGCCTACATGCAGCGCATCCTGGGTGGCCGGCGCTGGGCCCGCACTGGCCGGGGCTTTGACATGCCCGGCTTCACGCATTTCATCGCCGCCGGGTTGGCCCTGGGGTACGCCTCCATGGCCGCCAAGGACATCGCCAAGGGCCGCACGCCCAAGGACCCCGCCAAGGTGGAGACCTGGCTGGCCGCGGCGGCTCAGAGCGGCGGGGCCGGTATTTACGGGGACTTTCTCTTCTCCCAGTACAATCGTTTTGGCCGAGGCATGTTGGAATCCCTGGCCGGGCCATCTCTCTCCGCAGCCGGGGAGATGGCGGAGATGGGGTCGCGATTCCTTCACGGAGACTTGGACCAGCGCGGCGACGCCTTCCGGCTGGCCCTGAATAACACGCCGTTCATCAATCTGTTCTACACCCGCGCAGCCCTGGATTGGGCCGTGCTCAACCATGTGCGCGAGATGCTCTCGCCCGGAACCCTGCGCCGCGCGGATCGCAGGATGGAACAGGAATTCGGACAAAAACCGTTGTGGCCGGCAGATGCTTGGAGGTGATCATGGCCAGGATTATCTTGCAGCAGAGCGGCGATAAGGACGTTGCGGGGACCAGAACTCCGGCCGAGGAGCCGGTGGCCACCGCGCAGGAAGGGGAGGAAACTTCGACCGAGGACGGAGAGGGACAGTGATCTTTCGCCACAAGCCCGTGGAGGTTGAGGCCGTCCGTTGGAATGGCGGGAACTGGGGCGACATCGAGGTCTTCTTGGCCGCGAGGAACAACCCCTCGGTCCTCCCGGACGGGAACTGCCTGACGGTCGCGACCGGGTACGGCGTTGTGAAGGTATTCCCCGGGGATTGGCTCATCCGCAACACCCATGGGGAGCTATACCCCTGCGCCCACGACGTGTTCCTGGCCGGCTATGAGGGTGCGGAGTGACCGCCAGCCGCGTCACTCCCCAGGCCCTGGATGCCGAGCAGGCGGTCCTGGGCGGGGTGTTTTTGAAGAACACCCTGTTCAACTCCCTGGTGGACATGGTGGGGCCCGAGGACTTCTACTCCCCGGTCCACGCCACCATCTGGCGGGCGTTCCTGGCCCTGGACGCCGCGTCCCGGCCCATCGACCTGGTTACGGCCGCGGACCAGCTCCGCGCGACCGGGGACCTGGACCACGTGGGCGGCCAGGTGTACCTGGCCGAGCTGGCCGACTCGCCCGTGAGCGCGGCCAACGCCCTGCACCACGCCGGCATCGTGCGCGACAAGGCGACCCTGCGCCGCCTCATCGACACGGCCAGCTCCATCATTTCGGACTGCTACCAGGCCCGGGACGTGGGCGCGCTCCTGGACAACTCCGAGAAGCGCATCTTCGAGATCGCCGAGGCCAAGTCCCAGCGCACCTACGTGGGCTCCAAGGACCTGGTGCGCAAGGTCTTCGACCAGCTGGAGCAGCGCTTCGAGAACAAGTCCGCGGTCACCGGCCTGCCCACCCACTACACCCGCTTCGACGAGATGACCTGCGGGCTCCAGCCGTCCGACCTCATCATCGTGGCCGGTCGGCCAAGCATGGGCAAGACCGCGTTCGCCCTGAACATCGCCCTGCGCGCGGCCGTGAAGACCGGCGTGGCCACGGCCGTGTTCTCCCTGGAGATGAGCATGGAGCAGCTCATGACCAGGCTCCTGGCCATCCAGGGCCGGGTGGAGCTGTCGCGGCTGCGCAGCGGCTACATCGCGGATGACGATTGGGCGCGGCTCTCCGAGGCCGCCGACGTGCTGGCCAAGGCCCCCGTCTTCATCGACGACACCCCGGCCCTGACCACCCTGGAGCTGCGCGCCCGCTGCCGCCGGCTCAAGGCCGAGCACAGGCTGGGCCTGGTGGTGGTGGACTACCTCCAGCTCATGCGCTCCAGCCGCGACATCGACTCGCGCGAGCAGGAGATTTCCGACATTTCGCGCAACCTGAAGGCGCTGGCCAAGGAGCTGGACATCCCGGTCATCGCCCTGTCCCAGCTCAACCGCAAGGTGGAGGAGCGCACGGTGAAGCGGCCCATGCTCTCGGACCTGCGCGAATCGGGCGCCATCGAGCAGGACGCGGACGTGATCATCTTCCTCTACCGCGACGAGTTCTACAACAAGAAGGACGACAACCCCAAGGCGGGCATCGCCGAGATCATCATCGGCAAACAGAGAAATGGTCCGGTGGGCGAGCTTGAGCTTGTTTTTCTTAATAAATTCACGGCATTCGAGGACATGAGCCAAGCCGCCCCCCTTCCGGGCCTGTGAGCCTATGGTTCGCGCGCACGCGCGTAGCAAGTGGGGTGCCAGAGAGTGGAGAGGGCGAAGCGTCCGTTCTCAAGTTAGCTGCAACAAATTCTCATTTTGACTGACAGCTCACACTGGCGGTTTGCTTGGGAGCAGGAATCATGGACAATGCCGTGCAGATGCGGCTGG